TGAGAAGATGTTTTAGTATATGCTGCTGATCCCATAAGTAGGAAATCAACTTCATATTCATCTTTGTTCTCATATAAAGCATAACCATTAGTTATATTTGCTAATGATGCAGTTAAAGAACCTGTAGTACCAATATCAGTTCCACCATCATAGTTCTTACCACCAGTCAATGTGTAAGTTGCAACACCTACAGCACCAAATGTTATTCCTTGTGCATTTTGATTCCAACTAATATCAGTTTCTTTTGTATATCCACTTGAGAATCCAGTTGTCACAATTCCAGCTCTGGTGTCACCACCAACGTTTGAACCTTCTAGAGGATTACCACCACCAAAAATATATTCTGAACCATCTTCTAGAACTTTCTTCCAGTAAGAAGAAGATCCAGCAGAGAACTCACCATCTTTTGCCTTAGAAACATTTAAAACTTTTTGAACAATAGTTCCAGCATTACCTGTTATATCACCATCATCATCAACAACAACTACGTGCAGTTCATCAAATCTTGAACTTCTTGCATCAGCATAAGCAGATGTTCCAGGACGATCTGCAATCTGATCCCATTGAATAGGATCTCCGTTAGTTAATGCAATTGATTGACTACCAAACCAATCTACTGCAGCAGATGCAGTTGTAGTAAGAACTCCAACACCACTATTGTTGTAAACAAAAATAGTACCTACTCCAGCAGATGAAGTTGAAAACTTATAGGTACCATTTTCTTGATAATCTTTTGCGGTTTCCGCACCAGTAGTTCCATCAACATGTGAAAGAAACTTAACATCAACCTTACTATTATCTACACCAGTTATGATGCCTTTAAAATATCCACCGAGAGCAGAAGTACTAACACCAGGATTAACTGTAGTAGAAGGAACTGCCTGTGTAAAACCATAACCAATTAAAGCATTGGTTGCCGAAGCAAGTGTTATAGTCTGATCTACTCTACCATCAATTATTGCAACCTTTAATCCATTTGCCCAAGAACCTGGATTTCTAGCAGCAATTACTGTGCTACCAATATCATTTTCATCATATCCTTTATTGATATAATCATCTACACTATTAATAATAATCTCTGGAGTTCCATTATCTGTTGCGTTTTTAAGCTCATCATCTGCTGCTCTAGTAACACTAAGAACACCACCATATGCTAAGTATGATGCAGCAACCATCCAACTTTCATAATGCTTATCAGTTGCTCTTGGTTTTCCAAAAATATCTATTAGATCCTGTTCACTCTCACAGATCTGTGGTAAATTGACTGGTCCTTTTTCTGCAGTTATTACTATAGCAGCTGTCTTATCAGTAGCAGTATCTACTCTACCAATAGTTAAGTCAACTTCCCTTACTACAATTCCAGGAGATGCTAAATTGATGGGCATCTTTTCCTCTCCGAACTCTCAGATTATTCTGAAATTATTTATTGTTTTGGGTTATTTGACTGGGGAAACAATGCATGAACATTACCAATCAGGATATTGCCAATCTATAAAGGGTGCTCTTTTCTTTCTATTCTCTACTATTCGTTTAATCGTACATACCTTACATTCATATGAATATGATGATGCTGTAGCACTATTTTTACGTGTTCTATAAAAACCTTCAACTAAATTCTTTTCTTCTCCACAAACTCGACACTTTCTATCATTGAGCAATAAATGCCCAAGTTTCAATTGATCGTCGAATTCCATTATAATACTTGAACAACTCCTACCACGTCTGGTATCTCCATCATTAGTTTCTTTTCTATACCTTGTTTCAATGTCATAGTACTCATAGCACATGTCTCACACGCACCACCCAATCGTACCTTAACATATCCTGTTTCCTCTTCTATTTCTACAAACTGAAGGGAACCTCCATCTGCTTCAATATATGGTAACAGTTCTTCTAAAACTCTAATTACATTTTCTTCAGTAAGTTCCATATGAGTTGCCAAATAATGTTGTCTTTTAAGATAATTATACTGATTTAATTCATCTTCAGTCAGTTCCATTTCCCAAATAATCGATAAGTAAATAAATCCACGTAGCAAATAATACCATTATAGTAAATATTCTAAGATTTTCCCAGCTAACTACAATCATCGATAATCCCACATATAAGAACGATCACCATACTCATCTACATTCCATCTATCACCTTCATTATCCACAAAACTATCTATATCTTCAAATCCATCTGCAATAAATCCAAATGGTGCCATATCCTGTTCTATCTCATTCTTTCTTTCATCATAAAGTCTTTTACGGATATCATTATCCGTCATTTCTTTAAAATAATCTTGGGCACATACCCATGCAAATAATACAAGACACATTGCTAAATCATCATTACATCCTTCCTCTGCTTCAAATGATTGATGCTTTTGTGCAAATGTTGTCAGTTCTGAAATAATATCATAATCCCACAAGAGTATTTTATCATCCTCAAGCATAGTCTTCAAGTTAGAACAACCTAACTTCTTAACTGCTGCTGTTGTTCTTACACCCAACTGAGATTTCTTACCAGAAAATCCTTGTCCAACTATCTGCCCATTTCTTCCTCTCATAGAAGCCATTAAAAGATTCTCATATTCCAAATCAAATTGAAGAATACTTGCTACTTGATCTCCTATATCATTTACTTCTATTAATAGAAATGCTTCATTATATCCTTTTGCCACATCATGTATAATATTAGGAAATAGCATAGGTTTAATTTCATTATTCCTATACTTTCCAACTACCTTATATGGAAACTCAGTTATATCAAAAACAAGAAAAGCAGAATAATCATTACCCAATCCTCTTGCTACATCAACTGTCATCAAATAACTATGATCTTTCTCTGGTTCTCTATAAATGTCAAGTCCTGCATTTCTTGTTATAGGTTCTTCATATACAAGATTTTTAAGTTTTGATGCAGCAATTAGAGTATTAACAGAACCTAAGAACTCACATTCAAACTCAATTTTAAATTGTTGCTCTGAAGTATTGGCAATAGTCTGCTCTTTCCATTCAGCATCTCTACCAGGAACTTCACTCCAATGAACATCAGTAGGAACATATTCACTCTTACCTTTTTCACTATCGTGCCACATACGATAGAAATGATTCATACCCCGTGGGGTTGAAACAATAATTACTTTAGTACTTTGTCCA